AGGGAGGAGGGCGCAAGGTGATACCAAGTATTGACTCATATTTGCATAACGAAATAGAAGAAAAATTACAAATTATCCTGACAAACCGTTATATTATAGAGGAAATCTTAAAAGATATCAACCCTACTATCGCTAGGAACTTCATGAGAGCGTATGCGGGGGAGAACGGAAGAGAGATTCCGATTGTGTATACACTACCCCAGGATAAGCAAACGCAGCAAGGAGCTATCTACATCGGCTTACGTGAAGGGACAGAATCTGACACAAGTATTGGGAATACCGAAGGGACTTACGACTACAAAGAAGGCGGAGTATTAACAGAATACGCTGCAATTCAATCTACTCCTGAAAAGGACAAGTTGTACTTCGAAGTATCTAAGCCTATAGGTGAACTAATCTTGGTAGACGGAATTACTTTCTCTGCAAGCGACAACAAAAGAGTCGAGGGAAATAGAATCTACTTTTCTTATGACCCTACACTAGCTGCTTTAACTGATGAGTTCGCAGTAACTTACGTTGAGTACAGAGAGAACGAAGTAGGATTAAAACAAGGTTTCACAGCCACGGAACATTATTCCGTACTTGTTGTATCTACCAATATGGATACTGTTCGATGCCTGGACTTGATTGTAAAGTCCATCCTGATTCTGATGAGAGCCAATGTTGAAGAACATACAAACATGTTGCTACAAAGGCTACAGTTTGGTCAGATAGAACCAATCGAAACAGGTAGATCAGCAGATGGTACTGTACCTGAAATCTTATATGGTAGAGAGACAATTGTAGAGTATAAAACTTCTTATAACCTGGATGCTCCTCTACTAAATGACATACACAAGTTTATCGTGGAAGCGAAATTGAAGGAGGAGAACTAAATGGCTAAGGAAGACAAAAACCTGGAAGAAGTATCGGTTGAAAAGACTGAATCTTCTGACAATAAACAAGTGAAAAAAGCCAAAGAGGTTGAAGTTAAACCGTATGTACATATTGACACTTTCTTACAAACTGCAAGACAAATGTTCGATATGAGCAATATGCAAGCAGCAGGGTTTAAAGCCCGTATGAGAGGTCGTCATTATCAAACGGACGAGCAAGTATTCCTCAATGAGCTTAAACAATATTTAGATTTAAAATAACAGCTAAATAGAAAGGAAGACAAACGCTATGACATCTTATGGACACGACAGAAAACGTCCTCACACTGAGATTTTCCTTAACTCTAGTGCTTTAGGTTCTGCTAACTCAAGAAGTGAAAAACCTCTTGTAATTATCGGTTCTGCTACAGGCGGAAAACCAAAGACACCAGTAGAGTTAACAAACTTTGCACAGGCTAGAGAGTTCTTCCGTGGTGGAGAATTACTAGACGCTATCGAAATGGCTTGGAACCCATCTCCTGATACTCGTGGAGCAGGTAAAATCTTCGCTATTCGTGCAGACGATGCAAAACAAGGAACAAAAGTAAGCGGAGGATTAACAGTTACATCTAAGCTTTACGGTGCAGATGCAAACGAAATTCAATACTCTTTAAGCGACAATACATTAACAAGCTCTAAACGTTTCACAGTGTATTACACAAAAGAACGTTACGAGCAAGTGTATGACAACATCGGTAACATTTTCTCTATCCAGTACAAAGGAGCACTAGCTTACGGTGGGGTAATGATAGAGGTTGACAGCACAACTAAACTTGCTACTAAGTTAACGCTTAAAGCAGGAGCAGATAAAGCTACAGCTACTGTAGTTCGTTCTTACACATTAGGAACTGGTGTATACCAAAGCCTTAACGTGTTAATTAACGATATCAGCAACTTACCTGATTTCACAGTGACAATGAACACTCTAGGTGGTAACAAAAACGTAGAGACTCAGTTCTTAGATGCACTAGTTGAAACAGACGTTAAAGCAACAGCTAAAATGATTACTGCTATCGGTGCAGACTTAGTTAACCAAACTGAGACTGATCCTTACGTAACTCTTACGTACGATGCAAAAACAGCGATCCCTGCTACAATCCCTGTTACAAACTTAGCAGGTGGTTCTACAAGCGTTCCTGCTGAATCTTGGGCACCATTGTTTGAATCTATCGCTGACTTAGGAGCTTACTACATCCTACCTCTAACAGATAAAGAAGCAATCCACGGAGAGCTTTCTCAATTCTTACGTGACGAGTCAGGAGCAGGTAACCAACTAAGAGGTTTCGTTGGTGGAGGGCTTAAAGAAACATTTGACAAACTTAAAGCTCGTCAAGCAGGAATCCGTAACGCTCGTGTTAGCTTATTCGGTAACTCAGGTACACGTAGAATGTCTGATGGACGAGTACTTAACTTCCCTGCATACATGGGTGCTGCTTTAATCGCAGGTATCGCTAGTGGTGTAGCAATCGGGGAACCAACGACTTACAAAAAGCTAAACATCGAATCTCTAGACCTTAAGTTCACAGGCGACCAGTTAGATCAGTTAGATGCAGTTGGAGTAGTAATGGCGGAGTTCAACCGTACTCGTGCTAAATCTTACTTCCGTGTAGTAAGTGACCCAACTACTTACAACACAACTACTGAGCCTGTACAAAACCGTATCTCTCTTGGAGAAGTTTCTGACTTCTTAACAACAGACTTACGTACAGAGCTAGATGAAACATTCATCGGTACTCGTTTACGTAACACATCTGCTTCTATCATCAAGAACGCTGTTGAATCTTTCTTAGATAAACAGAAGAACGTAGATGGACTAATCGTAGACTACAACCCTGATGACATCCAAGTTATCATCACTGGTAACACTGCTCGTATCAACATCACAGTGCAACCTGCTCGTGGTCTAGATGCAATCACAGTTTATATCAACTACGTTGATAACCAGTTAACTGCATAATACATGGAGGTGGGGGCTTTCCCCTCTCCATGATTAAACTAATGAACAGGAGTGAACTACATGGCATCTGTAACTAACCAAACGGTACAGACTGGTAATACAGTATACTTTATGATTAAAAACGTACCGATTGCTCGTGCTCAGTCTATCTCAGCGGAACGTAGTTTCGGGACAACTGGGGTATACCAAATCGGTTCTATCATGCCACAAGAGCACGTTTACTTGAAGTATGAGGGTTCTGTAACAGTAGAGCGCTTCCGTATGAAGAAAGAAAACCTTGCAACATTAGGTTTCGCTGCTTTAGGGGAAGAAGTACTACAAATGGACATCATGGACATTGTACTGTACGATAACTACACACAAGAAGTAATCGTAGCATACCGTGGTTGCTCAATCGACAGCTACTCTGAAGATGTTAAAGCGAACGAAATCACTAGTGAGAACGCTCGTTTCTACTTCTTGACTTCAGCTAACGTACGTAGCGCATAAGGAAAATCAGGAGGTCTCTTTCGGGAGACTTCTTTTTCTTTTATATGGAAATTACAGGTTACAGTTTCTTTACAGTTCGGTTACAGGGGGCTAATCGGGGTGTATATGTGTTACATTAGTAGACATAACCAAAGAAAGGAAGTTATGCATGAAACTTAAATCTATCATCACATTAGGTGCATTGTCAACAGGATTCTTCCTATTTGGACAGGGTACAGCTTCAGCAAGTGGGTTTGACACAGACAGGAGTATTGTAGATTACCTTTATCACAAACAAGAGGATCACAGCTTTGGTCATCGTAAACAATTGTCAGAAGCTTACGGAATGTCTAATTACGTAGGAACAGAAGCTCAAAACGTACAATTACTTACCATGCTTAAAGCTGACAGAGGAGAAGCTGCTCCTCAGAAACAGGTAGCGCCTGTTCAACAACCAAAACAACAAACTCAGGTTCAACCTGAACCTAAGCAAGCACAACCACAAGGTAAAACTTTGATTGTAGAAGCAACTGCTTATACACCACATCCAAGTGAGAATGGTGGTACATACGGTGGACAAGTACTAACAGCTACTGGATTTAACTTAAGTAAGAATCCAAACGCACGAGTTATTGCTGTAGACCCACGAGTAATTCCATTAGGTTCTAGAGTATATGTAGAAGGGTACGGAGAAGCAATGGCTTTAGACACGGGAGGAGCTATTAAAGGTAACCGTATTGACGTACTTTTACCAACAGATTCCCAGGCAAACGCATGGGGACGCAAGCAAGTTAAGATTACAGTATTAGGTAAATAAGTAATTAACAAGCAGGGGCTTATAACTCCTGCTTTTTTTATTGCAAAAAATACTAGCGAATTATAGACAGGCTATGGTATACTCTCCTTAAAAGTTATCCACATGTGGATAACTATACGATACATAAAGGTTATTATTGTGGATAAGGGAGTGTACATATGGCAAAGCAAAGAATCGATATTGTAGCAACAGAAGAAGCGTTCAAAAACCTGGCTACATTTTCTGATATAGAAAGCATGAATGAAACAGTTCGTAAATACAGGGATGTTATTGCATCCTCTATTAAGCGTGCTGATCTTCGTAATCGTTTAACATACTTATTAGAAATCCTTAAGCGCCACAGTTGTAAATATGTAGGTGTTAGTTTCCTATGCAAAAATTCGTTAGCAGCGAAGATGGAAGTATCATATAAAACGGTACAACGCCTTACAAAGAGACTAGAGGATTTAAACATTATTAAACAGATTCCGATGAAACGCAAGTCTGATATGAACCAAACATCAAATGCTGTTCTAATTTTGCCTGTAGAAAACAACATGTCCGATAAGCAACCACAAGAAATGACCGAGAAGTGTCCGACCGTTAATACAAAACCAGTTTCTTTAAAACAAAATATAAAACATATAAACAAAC